GCCTAATTTAACTTTGCCTAGAGCTGCTGGATTGTTTGCTAGAGGTGCTACTCCTGCTGTAACTGGTGCTGCTGTTGGTGGAACTTTGGCAGGCCCTGCTGGTGCTCTTGTAGGCTCTGTTGCACTTCCTGTTGGTGATGTATTAAATACTGGTATTAATGCTGTTACAGGTGGCATAAACAAATTTGCAGGCACTAATATTCCTAAATTAGGAATGCCAAGCGATTTAATCCAACAATACATGACTAGACTTGGTTTGCCTGTAGCGCAAACTGGCCCAGAAAGAATGATTGAAACTGCTGGTAGTGCAATGGGTGGAACTGCTGCAGAACTACCTGCTGTTACTAGATTAGCTACTACAGCAGCTTCTCCTTTTGTAAGAGGAGTTGCTGAATCTGCTGCTGCTGCACCTAAATCACAAATTGCTGCTGCAATTCCTTCTGCTGTGGCAGGACAAGCTGTTTATGAAAAAACTGACAACCCCTATTTGGCTATGCTTGCTGGGGCTACTGTTGGCGCACCTTTTGGAGTTTCATTAAAGCAAAGGTCTTTAAATGCGCCTTCTCAAGAACAACTTGCTGCTACCGCAAAAAATCTTTATAGCCAAGCTGAAAAATCAGGCATTCAATTTGCTCCAGATAAATTCGCGGCTCATATGGACCAAGTTGGTAAAGATTTAAGGCAATTTGGATATGCTGAAAATTCAAGCACTTATTCAGGAATTAAAGGCGCATTAGATGAATTAAAAAATACATCTAGGCCAAAAGATTATTTAGAGTTACAAGCTTTAAGAGAAATTATTGCTGGAGAGCAAGTTTCTAGCAATCCTAAAGTGAGAATGTTGGCTTCAAAATTAAAAGATGAATTTGATGATTATGTTTTAAATGCGCCAGACCAACACTTAACTGCTGGAAATCCTCAAGGTGCTCAAGCATGGAAAGATGCTAGAACTCAATATTCCAGACTTAAAAAAGCTGAAATTTTTGATGACATGGTAAATGATGCTCAATTTACTAATCAAAGTTTATCAACATCATTAAAAAACCAAATGAACAGTTTGGCAAAAAATGATAAGCGCATGAGGCTTTTTACACCTGAAGAACAAGAAGCAATAAAACAAGTTGCTAAAGGAAGCGCAACTCAAAAAACTTTAGACCTTATTTCTAAATTTGCTCCTGATACTGTAATGGGTGTTTTAAGCACAGTAGGAACTCATGCTTTAAGCGGAAATCTATCTGCTGCTTTGTTATCTGGAAGCACTTTTGGCGCAAAACAAATTGCTAATATTAATAAGAATAATTCTGTAGCTAAACTTGCCGATATGATGAGATTGGGTGAAATACCTAAATTTGAATCTAGAACTAAAAATGTTCCAGCTACAGCTCTTAGAGGCTTATTATCTGGAAATCCAACATATAAGGAACAATAATGTCAGTCTTACTATCTCCCATTGGTAATGGATTTCAATTTTTTACAACTACAGGATTACCTTTAGCTGGCGGTCTTTTATATACATACCAAGCTGGTTCAAGCACTCCTTTAGCAACTTATACAACTTCTTCAGGAAGCACAGCAAATGCTAATCCTATTGTTTTAGGAACAGATGGCAGGCCTCCACAAGAGATTTGGTTAACAAATGGAAATTCATATAAATTTGTATTGACTGATTCAGGCAATAATCAAATTGCTACCTATGACAATTTATATGGCATTTTGAATGTAGTAGGTGGTACTTTGCCTGTTATAGGTAATGCTACAGTTTCAGGAACATTGGCGGTAACAGGAGCATTAACTGCCCCTGGAGTCATTGTTCAGATGGTTCAGCAAACATTTACAACAACTGCATCCACTACTTCTAACTCATTGGTAACTACAGGCCATACAGCTACTATTACTCCTAGCTCTTTAAATAGCAAAATATTAGCTTTAGTTAGCTTTGGGGCTGATAGCTCTACAGGTAACTTTAGTGGATTTACTCTTTATCGCAATACTACAAACCTTGCTGGTTCAGGCTCAGTCTTTACAACTATGGGAAGTATTAGTGGTGGCGAAACATTAGCATCTAATTCTTTTTCTTATTTAGATACTCCTAATACTACTGCTTCTACAACTTATACAGTTTATATGGCAGCAGGCGGTGGAACTCTTACTTATAATAAAAACTTAGGTAATATTGGTTTAGGTGCAACTGCTGTCATTACATTATTGGAGATTTACGAATCATGAGTGCTACTTATGCAGATGCTATTACAGCATTGACCCCTAATGCTAAATGGAGCATGACCAATGACAATGATTTTGAAACTTTGTCATGGTATTCCACCGATATTGCAGAGCCTACAAAAGCTGCTTGTGATGCAGAAATAGCTATTTTGAATGCTAATGCTGCTAATGCTGCTTGCCAACAACAAGCTAGTGCCTTGCTATATGCAACAGATTGGGCCACTATTCCTGATGTTGCCAGCACTACAAATAACCCTTATTTGACTAATCAAGCTGAATTTATTGCTTATCGCAATATTGTTAGAGGTTATGCTGTTAATCCTGTAGCTAATCCTGTATTCCCAAAACAACCGATTGCTACATGGAGTTCATAATGGATGACCGAGGCTCTATTGATTTAGTGCGCTATGGTGTTCTATGGAACAAAGTTGAGTCTATGGAATCAGAACTTACTGAAATTAGAAAAGATTTAAAAGAACTGTTAGTTATGGCTGAAAGGTCTAAAGGCAGTCTTTGGGCTTTAATGGGTGTAGCCTCTGTTGTTGGTGCTGTAATTAGCTTTTTAACAGATATATTTTTTGTTAGAAAATGAAAAGAGTTCATAGTTCTAAAACTATGTGGTTTTCTTTGGCCCTTGTTATATTTGGGGCTTTGTATGATAACTTTTCAAACCTTCAAAATATTATTTCTGATAAATACTATGGTTTAGTTTTGGTATTAATTGGAATAGTTGTTGCTATTCTTAGATTTAAAACCAGCGAAGGTATTCAATGAGCTACATACTTTATCCATTCTTAGTCATTATTAATCTTATTGGCACAGTTTTAACTTACCCATTGGCTTTCATTTTGCCTATATTTTGTAAGGGCGAATATGGCTGGATTAACAATGCAACCGCAAAAGCTACAGAGCCAAGACTGTTTAGCTGGTTAAGTTGGTTTCAAACCCCTGACAATAGTTTATGGGGTGATGATGGATTTAAAGTTAACTTTCCTCCTTGTTGGTGGTCAGAAGTTCATTGGCTTTGGCGCAATCCTTTTTATGGCTTTGCAGTTAAAACCTTTGATGGTTCTACAGGCATGAGTTACACAGGCGATTTAGATTGCAGCCCAACTAAGCCTGGAAGCATACTGGTCAAAGGTCATGGTTTATGGCAATGGGTCTTATACAAGCCTATGTTTGGCAAAACTCTATATTTAAACTTTGGATGGAACATTAAAGCTTTAGTTGAGCCTGGCTTTATTACCCCTGACCAATGGCATGACAATACAGAGCTAATCAAAGATTACCCTGCTACTTTTGCTTTTAGCCCAAGGCTTGTGTAATGTTTCCTTTGCCCATTTTCACTTGGATAAAGATTGGCGCAGCAGTTATTGCATTAGTTGGCTCTTGGTATATGGGCTATAGTTTTGAAGCTAGTCGGTTTGCTCAATACAAAGCAGACCAAATAGCAGAAACTCAAAAGAAAGAAAGAGAAGCCCAGCTTGCTACCGATGAAATTAGAAAGGCAAAAGATGCTCAAATCAATTCTATTAATAACCAGCTTGTCGATGCTATTAGCGAGCTGCGGAAGCGCAGTAGTCGCACCGACCAAGCCAGCAATGGACAAGGTGGAACTGGGGCAACCCTTTATGCCGAGGATGCAAAATTTCTTATCAGGGAAGCTGCCAGAGCAGACACAATAAGAGCAGGGTTAGATGCTTGTTATAAACAATATGATGCAATCAAATGAAAAAAGAAGAACTTAGTGCTTATGTCACTTTACTTGCTACCATTACACTTACTCTCATCCTTGTGTCTATGGTGGGAGTGTTACTTGTAGGTCTTTTTGTCGATAAAATAGACAATACTAAAATTTTTGAAGCTATTACACCAGCCTTTCAAATGGTGGTTGGTGCATTCGTAGGGTTGGTAGCTGGTGTGAAAATAGGGCAAGCAGATAATGACGAATGAGCAATTACAAGCCCTTGGCATAGACCAAAAATGGCTTAAACCTTTAAATGATACTTTTTCCAAATATGGCATAGATACTCCAAAGCGACAAGCTGCCTTTATTGGACAATGTCAGCATGAATCTAATAACTTTAAAACCTTAGAAGAAAACCTTCATTACAGCGCAGGGGCTTTGATGCGAGTATGGCCCTCTCGATTCCCTGATGCCAATACTGCCGAAAAGTATGCAAACAACCCTGAAATGATTGCAAACAAGGTTTATGGCGGTAGAGCCGACCTTGGCAATACCCAAGATGGCGATGGCTGGAAGTTTCATGGCAGAGGGGTTATACAGCTAACAGGGCGGTCTAATTACCAAGTATGTGGCGATGCCTTAGGACAGCCTTTTACAAGCGAACCAAGCCTTCTTTTAGAGCCTGAGTGGGCTTGCCTATCTGCTGGCTGGTTTTGGAACAAAAAGGGCTTAAATGCCCTTGCTGAGGCTGAAGATTGGAATACTATGACCAAGCGCATCAATGGTGGTACTTTAGGCCTAGATGACCGAATTAATAAAATCCATAAAGCTATGGATATATTAGGGGCATAAAGGCATCAATTTGGCAACTACTAACTGTAAGGTCGAAAGCCTAAAAAGCCCTTACTTGTTGCATCCTTGAGTGTAGGCTTAACTGCCTTTATTCTTTGAAGTCTATATGATTCATCATAATAGAATGGGCTTCTCGAATTAGCTTTTGAAGCTTAATAATTCTGACAGTTTGTTTTCCCATTTTATCTAATACATTTTGATAATCTTTAAGTAATTCTTTATACCTAGATTCATAGGTAACTCGAATTTTTTTCTTTCTCATATAAGCTGAATTAGTTTTTTATTATCTTCAACCCAATCTAATGCATTAAACCAAGCCTGAGTCCATAAATTAAGGGCCGTAGAGCCTTCATAGAAAAAGTCTGGGTAAAGCGCAAAGAATGCCTCTTCACAATCATCTGATGGAGTCTTTAAGTTCCCTCCAAATGGAACTGGTTCATCTGTCATAGTCTTGTCCGATTAAATACAAAATAATGATGCCAAAGCCAAATATTATGGCAAGGCCAAACATAAGGCATTGGTCATCTGTCATTACATCTTTTTCTTTTTAATGCCTTCAGCCCTTCGCAAATCATGGCTGTGAAGTTTTTTTCCAACAGACTTAGGTACTTCGCCAGCTTTTTCAGCTACTTTAGCTGCAACTTTGCGAGTCACAATTCGACCATTAGAAAGCTCAAATTCATGCTTTGCGCCTTTGGCTGCTTTACCAACCATCTTTTTAAGTTCATCATGGCTATAAGCTTTTGACTTAGCCACTATCACTTTGCCAGATTTTTCTTTTATAGCAGGTACAAGTACCTTTAATTTAGTTGCCATTATTTAATCCTCAATACTTTAGCTTTTCGCATTACTTGTTCATACTGTTCTTTAGCTGCATCATCTAGATTTCTTAAAGGTAAATTTTGGTAATACTTCCATTTATCTTTATATTCTTGCAATTCTGATGGTGGAATCCAACCATGAAGTTTCCACCGAATTGTAATATCTGTTCCTGATGCAGTCCATATATGTTCATTCATAATGCCTCCTTAAAAAGGAATATCAGATTCCATGTCAGCCAAGTTATTAGTTTTGGTATCAGGTTTATCTTCAGGGACATTTAAATAACACCAAAATGCGCCTTCTTTCATACCCAATAAAGGCAACATTTCAATTTTAGCCATAAGGTCACCTTTTTTAGTTTTGGTAACTATGCCAACAGTTTGATACCGCTTTTTTTGTTGCCCATCTTTGTCGGTATATTCAGATACAGCAGCTTTTAAATAATATTCAATTCCCATCTTTAATTCCCTTCATCAAATTTACTTCGGTTTGCACTTCATCTAAAAACTTCTTAATTTCTGCTTCCATTTCAGCAATAAAAGCCTCATCCCTATCAACTCGAACAATTAGCAACTGGCTTCGGTCAGGCATCCTGGGGTCAAAGCTTACAAAGTCGCACCATTGTCTGCCTGTGCAGGCCATCTGCGCTTGCATCTGAATTACATATTTTTGAGGCGGTCTATTAAATTTGAAATACTCCCAATGAGTTGTGCTATTAGGACACTTAATTTCCACAAGCCCCCCATTAGACACAAGACCATCAGGGCTACAACCAAACCACTTAATACTAGGATGGTCAATGAAAGCGATTCTATCGACAAAATTATTGGTAGTGATTTCATATAAAACCCTTGCATTTCCCTCATTTTGAACACCCCATTCCATGCTTGCATTGGTGTAAGATTCTTGAATGATGCCTGTAGTGCGCTGTAAAGCTAATTCAATAAGGTAATTCTGTCTTGATGCGGATGGCCCTGTTTTAGTCTTAGCCAATATGTCGGCTACTCTAGAAGCTGTAACCTTGCCCAATCTAAGTTGATGCCAGGCATCTGTGCCTTGTTCAACAGCAACCCTATCTTCAGTAGTAAAAGTAGTCATATACCCCCCAATCTAATCGCTAATCTAATCATTGTCATCAAAATTACAGCAGTTATTGCAACTGTTGTAATGGCTACTTTATCGGCCCAGCTCATGCTTGCAATGCCATTAAAGTGCCTTTTTGAAGGTCTTTGGCACTAGCAATCTTTTCTACTGCTGTTTTGTCTTTGCTGAGAGCTTTATAAGCTGCGCCATAGATTTCTTTAAGCTCATCCATAGTCTTAGTTCCACTAATAGCTAAAACCCATTTGTCGGCCTCTGCTGTTAAATCAAGCATTTCTTCATCAGGCAAATCTTCACCAGCATAAATGTATAGACCAATGCCAAACAAGCTAATGCACTTAACCAAACAGCGCATCATAGCGGTATTGACATCCATTGCATTAGGGTTGGAGATGGCCTTGTTCATATTGTTAATAACAGGCATTTGGCAAGTCATAGACTTACCCATAGCGGTTACTGTGCAAAAAACCATTACTGATTCATTGAAGTAAACAGGGTCACCAAAAGTCCAAGTGGCTGATGGGTCATTTTGTAGAAGCTGGTCTACTGCCCAAGTCCAAGAAAGGTAGGTAAATTTACCTTTTCTTTCTGTATGTTCATTGACATTGATAAGTCTTAATTCATTAAAAGTTTTCATCACTTACTCCTTAGTATGGTATTTTGGCTTCAGAAATCATATCAATCTGGTCGCAAATCAATTTATCGACCAATCCATCAAGCATTGATACTGCATGGCCTTTGATGGAATCTTCATTTTCAAGATACTTTTTAAGAATGATTAGCTGAGAAATCAAGGCTTCATCTTTATTAAACCGATTCCAAATTGCATCTTCTTTGTAGTCGATTGTTGCTGGTTTTGTAGTCATCACTTACTCCTTAGTATTGTTCGGTAACCATGCGAGTTGCATAGTATTCATTGTATTCATAAGACAAACACCATAATTTGCGACCTAAAGCTTCAAAATCTTTGTTTTCAAGCATTTCTTCTAATTGCTTAATAACTTCTGGGTCTTGTACTCCAGAAAAAGCTTCATTGAAAGGACCCCATTTACAAGGGTTAAATTCATCCTTCATAAGCTCATTGACTTCATATTGCAGCTCATCAGAGTCCATATCATCATCTTCTGGCTCATAGTAAGCATCAGCTCTATTCATTCCCATGTTAAAACCCTCCTAAAAGTGCATAAGCAAACATCAATCCAAGAACTACACCAAGACCTATTACTCCAACTACCTCAAAAAACTTGTTCATGATTATTCCCTTCCTGTCAATTTGAGAGTAATAACTGCTGTAGATTTGGTATGTTGAGCCAAGAACTCAGCAGGGATGCTGTAAGCCTTGAATACTGCTTTGTTGTCTACAGTATTGCGCTGACTAAGGGTTACACAGGCTTTGAATAAACTACCTTCATAGTAGCCTTCACCTTGATTTTTAATTTCATTCTTAATCAATTCAGCTTTTGCTTCTAAATTAGCAATTTGAGCCATTAAGTAACCTAATTCATCAATTTTGTTGGTTTCTGTTGTCATCACTATTCCTTCATCACTTGGTTAATAAAATTTACTGCATAGGTGTAACTATACACTAAAAAACCACTTTGCAACACTTTTTAATAAATATTTTTTGTTTGTTGTTTTCTTGTTTATTTGTGCTAATATACCATAACTTTTGGAGAAATCATGAACATTTATTTGGAATTAAAGACTGAATTTGGCAGCCTTTATAGGCTTGCACAGCTATTGGGCTTAAGGGAAACAGCTATTTATCAATGGAAAGCTCGCACCAATATTCCTATTAAACATATTCGCAAAATTGAGGAGCTGTCTAAAGGTCGAATTACCAGAGAAATGCTTAGACCTGACATTTTTGCAAAGGGTTAAATATGAAAGCTGATATTTGGATGCCTTTATACATAGGCGATTACTTAGCTGACACAGCCAGGCTATCTACCGAGCAACATGGAGCATATTTATTGCTTCTAATGGACTATTGGCGGTCTGGAAAGCTGCCTGACAATGATTTGGTTTTGGCTCAAATATGCAAGCTCACTCCTGATGCTTGGAGCAATGCTAAAGCAATGCTAAAGCCATTCTTTAGTATTGAGCAAGGATTCTGGATTCACAAAAGAGTTGAGCAAGAAATGGCTGAAGCTAAGGTAAATCAGACAAAAAAGCATGAAAGAGCTGTAAAAGCTGCTGAAGCTAGATGGAAAAATGCTACAAGCAATGCTAAAGCAATGCTTAATGAATGCCCATCACCATCACCATCACCTTCACCAGTATTAAATACTATTGAGGTCGCTAAAGCTCCCAAAGCTTACAGATTGGCATTAGAAAGTATTCCTGAAGATTGGTACAACTTTTGCAGAAGCGAAAGACAAGACTTAAATCCTAAAGAAATTTGGGTTCAATTTGTAGATTACTGGGCTAGTGTTCCTGGTTCAAAAGGAACAAAACTTGATTGGTTTGCTACTTGGAGAAACTGGGTAAGAAATCAAAAGAAATCAGCATTACCAAAAGAAACCAAGATGAGTAACTTTTGGGCTCAGATTGAAGGAAACAAGTGATGGACAGAGAATACAAAGAATCTGATTTTTTTACCAAAGATGAAGGTATCAAGTATGTTTTTAAG